ACTGTAGGCGGCAGACGACATGATGATCAGGTCACGCAGCAGGTAGGAACCGTCGAAGCATTTACCCATGTAGTAAGCAATTTCCTCGTCACGGCGTGAATTCAGAGCCGGGGCTGAATCATAATGGCGAGTCGGAAAAACGTAAGCGGAGGCTTGGTCTTCATCACCGTATTCTGTACGGTAATCAACGCTGTTGTTCTCATAATTCGCCACCCGGCGCCACACGTTGTCCGGGTAGTACAGGAACATGGTGTTGTAACCAGGACTGGCGAAAAACCGGTTCCGCTGGTCCTCAGAACTCCACCGTTGGTTACTCAGTGCAATACCGGCGACAGCCATCGGGTACGGATACTCACTCGGCGCTGCATACGGCAGGATGAACCCGCAATAGGCCGACGAATACACCGTGGAGACCTTCACTGCCAACATCCAGCGCCTGCCGTTGGCGATCACCCAGTAGGTCATGGGCTGGTTCCAGGTGAGGATGTACTGGTCGGGTGACTTCAGGGCTTGCTCACGGGGTGCCAGGGTGTCCGAGAACGCGGCGTGACCCCAGAACCTCATGTTGTAGGTATCAGCGCCGGCGTTTTCCAGGGTCTGTATCCCGCAGTAAATGTTGTCCTCACCGGTCAACCCCGGTCCACGCAGGGTGATTTCATCCCCGTGAACCAGGGTGCCGGTATTACCCAGCACCTGCTCCCAGTTCTCCCCGGCGTTCACCAGGTCGGTGTTCGTCGTGAGAAAGTCCCTGATCTTGTTGAACAGGTCCACATGGTCTGTCGCACTTCCCGTTTCCCAAGCCATTATGTCAGCACCGATTTCACCTGGGCCTTGTTGGCCCGAATCATGTTGATCACTGCCTTCTGCCCCTGCGGGGTGTTGAGCCCTTCGGAAATCACAGAAGACGAGTCGATGGTGTTTATGATCTTAACACCTTGTGATTGATTATCCGACCCTTGGTTGTATCTATGGCGCGGATCATCCCGGGTCAGCACTTCCTCACCCTTCTCAAGTATCGTCGGGACTTCGTTCGGCTTCAAGCCGGCAACACCGCCTGAGTGGTATTTTACGGCGCCGGCGAACCAGGAGGCGTCAGCCGTCCGGCGTGTACCGTGGAGACCGACGACGCCGCCTGAGTGATTGGCTGTTGCCGTTGTGGTTGTGCCTCCTGCTGCACCCACAATCCCGTTCAGGGCACCAGCCCATCCACCCGTGGCACCAGAGATCGCGTTGAAGATCATCTGCTGAATGATCATCTGGGCGATCTGACGCAGGAAGTCCGCTACAAACTGACGGAAGGCTTCACTGGCCGACTTGGTGCCCATGACGAACTGATCAAAGGCGTTGGTGAAACCGGCTGCGAAATCCTGTGCCAGTTGCTCACCGGAGAAAACACCTTCGTTCACCTCGTCCAACCCGGCTTTCATGTTCTTCAGGTTGGCGACCAACCCTTCGTCACCCAGCTTCTGGGCCAGGATGATCGCCTTGTCGATCATTTCCCCGAGCGTATTGTTGCTCTGCTCAAGGATCTCCTTCGCCCGGGCTTCAGCCGTGGCGGCGTCAATCGCACCGGTCTCCCGCAACGTGTTGATCGTGTCCAGCTTGGTCTCACGCAGGTCGTACTGGCTGTTGATCTGGTCTTCCAGGCGGTTGAGGTTTTCCAGGGCGGCACGGCGCCGTTCCACTTCCTCGAAGTTGTCGAACTGATCGACGAAAGCACTGAGGTCGGCGTTACCGGTTTCTTCGGCCAGCTTCCGGGCTTCCTGCACCGCCTGTTGCAGCTTGCCGATCATTTCGTCGTTGATCTCGCTGATCCGCTTACCCTGTTCCTCGGTGCTGATCAACCCGAGTTCAGCCAGTTCGTTGACCCGTGACAGCTTATCCTGGCGTTCCTGAGTCAAGTCATTGATCTGGTTCTGGGTGTCCTGAATCTGCTCGTCAATGTACTTCTGGCGTTCCTTTTCCTTCCGGAGGTCGATCAGTTGCTGCACCGCCCGTGGTGCGCCGGCAAGTTGTTCCTGACTTTCACGGATCTTCGCCACTTCCATCGCAGAGCGTTTTTCGATCTTGGCGATTTCGCGTTTTTGAGCCTTGTCTGACAGGTTCTGGTTTTCACGAATCCTGCCGATTTCCTCCTGTGCGGCCTTCTGGATTTCGACAATGGCGGTGTCACCCTCAGTCTGGAATTTACCAAGGTTCGACATGAACTCTGCAAACTCAGCCTCAATCAACTTCAACCGGTCCTGCAGGCTGTCGGCGGATTCTTCTGCCAGGGCGTCACGGATGTTTTCGAGCTGGGACAAAAGACCTTCACCCATGCTCTTACCGGCGTTCACGCCAGTCTGGAAGTAGTCAATTTCCCTCAGACTTTTCTCAAACGCCTCACCGTACCGTTCACCGGCTTTCTCGCCGTCTTCCGCATCGAGTGGTTCTTCACCCTCACCGTCGATGTCCTCCCGCATCTTGTCCGTGATTTTCTTGATTGCCGCTATCTCAGCAACCATCCGTTTGTCAATCGCCGCCACGGCGTCATCAACATTCTTGGTGTCAATAAGACCATCCAGTAACTCATCCGCAGCCTTACTGACTTTACCGAGTGACGCTACTGCGAACCCCTCGATGGATTTTCCGAGTTCTTCATTCACTTGGGCTATGGCTTTACCAACCATGCCAACTGCTGTCCACATCACAGAGGGAATGACTGTCAGAAATGCACGGGCGATCTCTTTAACAACTGATTTCCAGCCACCTTCAATCTGGACCAGCATTTTATCCCAGATACCCTCAACCTCGACCTTCGCAATCTCGAAGACCTCAACGAGTTTGACACCGAATTTACGGATGCCCGGGAACTGGGTTTGCAGGTAGTCGCCTATAGAGAACGCCGCGTACCATACCGCCGGTAATACCAGCAGTGCATTGTAAAGGGCGATTACGGCACCCCTCAGAACGCCTATGGCTGTAGTGGCTTTCCTGGCATTGACACCTGCCTCAAACGCGGCCTCGCTCATCGCTATAGTTTGAGTGACGAGTGAGCGGATGTAACTAGAAACCTTGACAGCGACAAAAGCCTTCAGTACCGCAACCAGACCTTCCATGTTTTTAACCAACACCACGCCGAACTGAACTGCCCCAGCCATGGCAGTAGCAAACTCCTTCATGCCTTCCTTGAATTCAGGCGTCTGCATTTCCTTGTTAAGTTCTTCCAGACCCGTAGTGAGTTGGTCAATGAACCCGGAGTTCGCAATCTCCATGCGAATGTCGTAAATGGTGTTTTTGAACCGATTGAGCGCCGGCAGTGGTGATTCAAGTGCTGTCTGCAGAGCAGGGCCAAATTGACCCTTCAACGCCTTCGCCAGTGCAACAATCGCGTTCGCACTCAACTCACCACGGTTAATCCGCTCGTACAGTTCCTCAGTGGTAACCATCGCACCAGTGAGTTCTGTCAAACCTTCTGCCATGGCCGCGGTGGCACCCGGTATACGCTCAGCAAGTTGCTGACGCAGTTCTTCAAGCTGAACAGCGCCCTTGGACGCGATCTGCCCCAGCGCCGTAAATACCGCTTGTACGTCCTGGGTACCCAAACCGGCTGCACGGGAGGCTTCGGCAATACCGGAGAAGGTGTACCGGACCTGATCCATGGTGAGGGTGCCGTCAGGGACGTTGTTGACGAACTTGGTGTACTGATCCAGCAGACTCTCGAACTCAAGACCGAGGCGGTCAGCTTCTTCCCGGACGAATTCCATTTCGTCCTTTACAGCACTCATGTCATTGTTGAATTTCGCGGCCAGTCGAGCGGTGGCCTTCTGGGTCAGAACCGAAGCGTCGTAAATCGACCGAACCGCTCCGCCAACGGCATACACACCACCGTAAGCGGCTGCAATGGAAAGCAGTTCACCACGAATCCGTTGTAGCCAGGAGAGCGCCTGCCGGCTGTCCTCACCCCACAGGCGGAACCGTCGAGCGGCTTCCGCAGCTTCCTTGCCGGCCCGGTCGGTGGCCTCGGCGGTTTTTCCGGTTTGCTGTCTTAGACGGTCTTGCTCACCCGTCAGATCTTGAGTGACCCGTTCCAGTTCCCGCTCACGTTGTGCCAGTTTGTCCGCCGAGGCGCCGGCGTCGTCGTACTCCCGCTGCATCTTTTCCAGGCCGGCAGTCTGCTCCCGGATTTCTGCCTCGGTTTCCTTGATTCGCTGCTTCAGGTTCTCGAACCGTTGCACCGCCCGTGGGTCCGGGCCGGATGCTTTGTTCAGTCGCGCCTGGGTGTTCTCCACCCGGGTTGCCGCCGCCTGGTACTGACTCTGCAGTTTTTCCAGGCTGGCGTTCAGTCGTTCGATCTCTTTTTGCTGACGGTCGGTACTGGCCTTCTCCTGTGCCCGACGGTAGTCCTCCAAACCGTCTTTCAATTCGGTGTATGCACCCTTCTGACGGTCCGCCTGCTTGACCAGCTTATCCACTTCCCGGGACTGCTCCCGGTAGGACTTGGTTGCCGCCTGCCGTTCTTCCCGGGCCTGACGCTCGACCAGCACCTGGTCAGCCACCTGATCCTTCAGTCGTTTGGTGG